TGCCTGCTGGTAGTTCACCGTCCCGCAGCATGTGCCAGTCCAAACGTACTGTGGAAACGGCTCCGGGATCTCTTGAGTACGGTTTATGTTTATGTAGCCAATCATTTCGAGAAAGTCGGCGACCTGCTGAAGTTGTTCTGGCGTGCATGCGCCACTGTCTCTCAGGATTTCAACAGGCTCCTCCCCGCAAGGGCATGGGCATTCCTCGTCACACGAATGCCCCGTCTGCCAGTCACCACACGGCCCCTCCTCCGACGCGACTATGCACTCTGCGGATTCCGGTAACGAGAGCGGCGTACATTCGTCGCACGCATCGACGGGCCTGGTGCTCTCGCATAGCGAGACGTACCCGCTGCCGCCGTTGGCTACCGTCAGGCCAGTGACTTGGCCGAACGTCGGGCTGTCGGGGTCGGCGTCTACTGTGGCTGTTATGTCGGCACCACTTCCGCCGCCGCCGCCGATCACCTTGATGGAAATCTTCTCGACGTATGCCGGGGCCGACGAGTCCTCGCGGTAATATTCGCCCTGCGAGGTCACGATGATTGCGGTAACAGCGCCGTCTTCATCTGCCTCGACATACCCATAGGCTGCGGCGACTTCCGTGTCGCCGTTGGCGGCAGTGAACACAACCGATTCGTAAGTCGCGTATCCGCTGCCTGCGGCCGTCACTGCCACCGAGGCGACTCGCCAATAGTCAAAGCCGCAGCCGTCCTGGTACTGCTCCAGCGTCACGTCGAGTTCAGCGCCTGTCCCTTCGCTGCCAACCTCAGCCGTCACAGTTGGCGAGACGCGACCAATCCTCGCAAACCCATAGCCGCCCTCCGTGAGCGTAGCCGACAGGATAACGCCGCACCCAACAGTGACCGATGCGGTCGCCATTGACCACCAATAGCATCCGTCTGTTTGCCCGCGAATCTCAAGCGTTGGCTGGTCGCCTGCTGGCGTTGTACCTTCAGGGCAGTCGCCGTCGCACTGTGTTTGCACCTTCTCGTAGCACGAGTATGTGCGGTCGCATTTTTCGCACGACTCCTGCGTCGTATATCGACAGTCCCACACGCCGCCACGGACACAACGTGGACAGCCGCTATCGCAGCAGCACCCTTGCCCTGTGCCGACCTTGCCGTCACGGAGGACGGCCTTGCCGTCTTGGAAGGTGATGAGTGTCATGGCGTGCTGGTCGCCGTACCGCAGGTGGAGATGCTGTACCACTGAAGACCGCTGACGCAAGTGCTGCCTTCCTCTGCCGCGCCGTGCCCGAGCAACTGAATCTCGGTGCTGGAGTAGCCCGCAATCGTCGAGAGGTCCACGCCGCCGAGGGTCAACACGCACGCGGTATTCGTCGGCGCGGCTTGGAGTTCCACCACGACCGGGTCAGTCGTGTATTTCACTTTGCCAAAAATGACGTATCGCGTCTCGCTCGTGGCGGCCGTCGAGAATCCAACAGCCGGCACGCAGAGATTCAAGACGCTCGCCGTGTTCGGCGTGCTGGTGACGCCGTAGAGCGTCACAGTCTTGTAGGTGTTGATTGCCCAATCGCCCGTGAACGTGGCGAGCTTCAAGCCCGCCGGTATCGTCACGTCGTTCACCCGCTCCCACGTCGGCCCGCTCTGCCCACGGTCGCCCTGCTCGACGAGCCGCACGACGCGAGCGATACGCTCGGCGGCACCGCGAGTGAAGTCAACGCGAGCAGTGGACACGCTTTACCCCTCTCACGACGGCGGCGTGCCGAAGTACGTGGACATCGTGATCCGCTTGTAGACGCGGCGCGTGAGAATCGCCGGGGTTGGCGGGTTGGCGAATACCATGCCTCCGCTGCCGTTCAAGGCAATCGGATTTGCGGATGCAACAACCTCTAGCTCTGGCTCGGGCGATATGACGAAGGCTCGCCGTTTTGTCCCAGTGCCGTCGATGTAGTTGAAGCCAACGTCAGGCAAGAGCAGATTCCACCCGGTCTGCCGACACAGTAGCTCGGCGGTGATTTTCCAATACGGATACTCCACATCGTCCACAACCTCGACCGCCGACTCGGCAGAGATGCCCTGCACCTTCACGCAGTCGGTGCCGAAGCCAAGGTATGAACCGTCATTTACGCAGTTCGTCACCGCCGCAGCCGTCGCGGACGGGAACGATTGGCGATTCCCCGTGATGGTGATTTTCTGCTGCGCCTCGTCAACCGTGACGCCTTCAAAGAAGTCGCCTGCGGAGTTGGTCAGCGGCTTCGTCGTGTTGTCGTCAATCCACGTCAGGGCAGGCACCGCCACGCCTTGCGTCTGGAACTTCCACACGTCAGGCCGCTCCCACGGCAAGAGGTTGGCATCCCTCCATTCGCTCTGCGGTACTTCGTACTGGGCGACAACCTCGGTCCAGTAGCGGTTGCCGTCATACGCCTCGTTCACCTCGACGTTGTTCAGCCGGGCAAACGCATACTCGGGATGCGGCGAATAGTGAATCGCCCCGACAGCGGTGATGATTTCGGTGGCATTCGTATCCGGGTTGTCGAGCGTCGTGACCCAACGCCGCTCAAACTTCGGCGATTCGCCGATGAGATGCGATGCGGTCCGCGCCAGTTCTCGCCACGTCACCACAGCCATGGTCAGCCCGTCCCCGCGAGGATGTCAACACGCTCGGCGTTGAGCTTGGCAATCTCTTTGCGGATCTTCTCCAGCTCGGCCCGTTGCTTCTTTGCCTCGGCAATCGCCGGGTCTTCCTGCAGCGTTTCAAAGAACTGCGAAATGCCGCCGCTGCGGAGGTCGTTGATTTGAACCGAGCCCGTGCGGATGTTCGCCAGTTCGTTGGCACGCTCTAGTTCCAGTTCGAACTGGCGGGCGGCAAGTGCTTCCTGCTGCTTGGCGATGTCTTGGTTGATTCGCTCCAGGTCCGACTTGCCAGCCTTGCGGCGTTCCTTGTCGCCCTCCAAAGCACCTTCCGCGATGTCCTTCTCGCGGGCGGCAACTTGGTCGAGAGTGGCAAGCCGCCCCGTGAGGGCGTCAATCGTCGCCTGGTCTCCCGCCTCGCGGGCTGCGGCAAGTTGTTCCTCGACGCGGAGTTGCTCTGACTGGAGTTTCAGCAGATTGTCGGCGGCCTTGGCTCGGCGTGAGTCACCGCCAAACTCGTTGTCGATTCGCATTTGCTCCAGGCTTGCCGCCACAATCTTGTCTACATCTTCAGCTTGCTTCGCTGCAGCCTCGGCGGCCTTCTCGCGTGCGGAAAGCTCTTCATCAAGCAAGGAGTTGACCTTGGCCTGGAGTTGTTCGATGCGGGCGATTTCGTCGGCCGTCAGTTTGCCGTCTTCCTGGGCGGCAGCGACCGCAGCCTCAAACTGCCGCATCGGCTCGACAATGGCACTGCCCTGGTCTACGAGACCATTGAAGAACGAGTCGAACCGCTCGCGGGTCTGCTCGATTCCGGTCTCAATCTTGAACTCTGGAGCACGCTCTTTTGCCAGCCGGTCTCGCAGCCCCTTGATGAAGTTTGTGGCGTTCTGCTCGCCAGACGCAGACGCAGAGACGGCGTCACCGCTGATGACGTTGGATACCGCCTTGGCTGCACCATTTGCCGCACTTAGAAGCTCGCTGGCGTTTTTCTTCGCTGACCCTGCGGCGGCTTCGCTCATCTTCCGCCCGACTTCCTCCAAGTCGGACGAAATCCACGAGCCGATGAACTCAAGGAACTTGCCGAGAGCCAGCTTCAGCCCGTCGAAAAGTATCTGGTACTGATTGATAACCACGCGGAACGTTTCGCCAACGGCAACAAAGATATTTCCAACAGCCTGAAAGACCGTGGCAACATTGGTGAACGTCGCACCGAACCCTTCAAAGTTGCCGACGAAATAATCGAACACGCCAGCCAGAGCTTCCGAGCCAGCCAACAGCACATCCGTAATCGCGTTGGCGATGCCGGTGCCGCCAGTGCCTTCGGCCCCGCTCCACGACTCGATAAACGTCAGGAACTCATCGACCACGGCAGTCACGGCGGGAGCCAGATTCCCGATGACCTGCCCGACGATGCCCTGAATCGTAGAGTTCACCAAATCGAACGCGTCATTCATCGCCGCGACGTTGTTGATTTGCGTCTCGCTGACGATGATGCCGAGCCTTTCGGCACGCTCACGCAACTCGTCGATGCTGTCTGCCCCTTCGCGGAACAACGGGGCCAACGCCGCCCCCTGCTTGCCGAAGATCTGAACCGCCGCAGCCGCCCGGTCGGCAGCCGTCGGCAGCTTGGAAATAGCTTCGCCAATAGTGGAGAACTGCTGCTCTGGCGAGAGGGCCCGCAGTTCCGCCACCGACAGGTTGATTTGCCGCAGGCTCTTGTCCAGTTCGCCGCCGGGAGTAGCCTTGCCGATGTTCACGGCGAGCTTTTGCACGGCAGCACCGAACTGCTCCGTATCCACGCCAGCCAGTTTCGCCGCCAGTGAGTAGCCTTGCAGGGCTTCGACGCCGATGCCCGTGCGAGCCGAAAAGTCGTTGAGTGTGTCAAGCGACGAATTGACGCTCGTGACCAGCGACGTGAGTTGATTCGTGACGCTAGAGAAGATACTGCCGAGAGCCTGGAACCCATCGACCAAGATCCGACCGATTTCGATGGCTGAAAGGAGCCGCACGTTCTTCGTCAGCGACTCGATGTTCTTGTCGGTCTTCGACGCCTGCTGCCCGACGCGGTCAAGGTCTTGCTGTGCCTTGGCGGCTGCCCGGTTGTATTGCTCCTGGCTCAACCGGCCAGCGTCAAGGTGCCCGCGAAGCTCTTGAATCTGGGCATCGTACCGCTCTTGCGGCGCGAGGTTCGCCTCGATGATTCGTGACGCTGCGGCAAGAGCATCTGCTCGCTGCTTCTCTGCCTTCGCCGCCGCCTCATTCGCACCGCTGGCGTCAGCCCTGGCACGGGCCGCCACCTCTTCGGTGATGGCTCCTTGGTCGAGAAGTTCTTGGATGCGTTGCAGTCCGGCAGTTCGCTTTTCCTCTTCGGTCGCATACCGCTGGGCGAGACGCAAGCCTTCGTCCAGAACCGCCTGCCGCTGCTTCTCGGCCTCGGCAAGAGCGGCAACCCGCTGCTTCTCAGCCTCCGCTGCCGCTGCGGTCGCGCCGCTGGCATCGGCAACCGCCCTGGCGTACACGTCTTCCTTGATGGCACCGGCGGCAAGCAACTGCTCTAGTTCCGCCAGCGTCCTGGCCCGCTTCTCTTCCTCGGTCGCGTACCGCTCGGTGATGTCGGCACCACGCTGGAACTCTGCCGCCTGCCTCTTCGCGGCTTCCTCGACGGTGCGAAAACTCTCGGCAAACTCAGTCGCCGTGACCGTCCCCGCCTTGCGAGCGGCGATGAGGTCATTCAGTGCCTGTTCGGTAGCCGCCTGGGAGCGAGCCGCCGCCTCGCTCGTGCTCGTGAACTTGTCGAAGATGCCCGAGACGCGGTCGGTCTCTTCGCCCAACTGGCGCAACGCCTTCGACACCGGGTCGAGCTTCAAGCCCGACGCATCGGCGTTGATTTTGAGCGCGAGTGAGAGGACGTTAGCCATCGGGCAGTTCCAGGTCGCCAAGCCCGAAGGCTTTGCGTAGTTCCATCAACGCGGCGATGTCCTGCGATTCATGCTGCGGCGGCTTGTCTACCGGCACGAAATCGTCGGGCTTCGGTCGTTTGCCTTTCTCCGTGTGCGGTGCCAGGGCCACCGCTGCCAACAATCCCGTCTGCCGCCATGAATCCGGCAGAGCCGAGAACCACCGCGTGTAGGCGATGTGTTCCGACAACTCTGCCGAAGTCATCCGGCGGCACAACTCACCCTGGGTCATCTTGAGTTCACGAGACAACGCGACGATGAACCGCCGCGTCGGGCTCGCGTTCAAGATTTTCCCAGTTGCTCAACATCCTCCTCGGTCATCCGGTTGTGCTTCATCGCTTCGTCGAACAGGCGACCCATCACCGCCCCCGACTTCTTCGCCAACGCGGCCACCTGCTCACGCGAAAAGAGCAGGTCGCCCTTCTCGTCGCACAGGACGCGGGCCAGATACTCGGTGCGGAAGTTCTCCACGCCCGTCTCACGCTTGCCCATCCACAGCCGCTCGTAGTTGTCCCGCTCGCCGACGCTCATTACGCGGACGTGAACGTCACCGCCCCACTCGGGGACCGTGACCTTCTTGAGCCCCATATCGTCCGCCGCGAGGATCTGCTCTGCCGTCAGTGCCATGTCGATTGCTCCTATGGATTGGTCGGTTGGCCGACCGTGTCCATCACCTTAAAGACATGGGCAAATCTCACGACGCCGTTCGCCGTGGCGTTGATAGTCACGCCGCGATAGATGCAGTCCACGTCGCACAGCGTCGCGGCTGGCGTATTGACGGCAGTTGCCCCGTTTAGGGGCGGGTAGCGGCGAATCGTCGCGGCCGGTGCCTGAATGGTGAGTTGCTTCCGTCGCCCGTACTCGCTCGTCGGCAAACTAGCGATGGACAACGAGAGCAACCGCACTTCACCGAGGTTCGGCGTCCACGTAGTCGAGCGGCCGAGCGGCAGGTCGCGTTGAAGGTTGACCTCCAACTCCTGCACTTCAGACAGCGTCGCGCCGCCCCAAGTGAACGTGAACCCCTGGCACGGAATCGGCATCGCGGCCTCCCGTCAGCGGGAGATCGTGAGGACGCCCTGACCACGAATCGCGTCGTTCGTCGCCAGCGTCAGCGTACTGGACTGCACGGTGTGATAGGAGGCCGTCGTGCCACCCACGAGCGTCGCCCCGGCGACCTGAATGTGATACGTCCCGGTCGCCCCGTCAAAAATCACCGACTTGCCGATGTAGTCGAACGTGATGGTGCGACCCGACCCGCCATCGTCAGCCGGGAGAACGAGCGGCGTGTCCATCCGCAGGGCTTGCTCGCCCGTGGTCTGCCCGAGGTGGGCGATGTCGATGCGCGAATCCGCAGCCGCGCCGGGGTTCGTGTTGGAGAGAACGATGTTCGTCACGACGTAGGTGGCCGAAACACCATTCAGCGAAATGGTGAGCTTGGTGCCAAGGCCGGAAACGCTGGTATCGTGCGGAGTCGAGAACGACATTATTCAGGGCCCCAGAGAACTTGATAGGTTTGCGACACGCTATAGACCGGCGGCAAATCACCGCCGGCCAACTGGACGAACCCATCCGCCTCATTCAAGAGGCTGACAAGCCGAACGCTCACGTAGTTTCCCACGCCGCCGCCCCACCCATCCAGACACGACCGGACGGCATCCGCGAGGTCTCTTACTTGCTCATAGCCCTCCGCGAAGAGGTCGATAGCAAGCGTCACGGTGGGCATCCCGACCGGGCCGGAAAGCGACTGCTCACGCTGGACGCCTTGCCGCCGCCACGTCGCAAAGGGCAACGCCGCCGACGCCGGGGCAATGACCGGGTAGATGCGGCCCGCCACAATCGACGCCACGGCAGGGTCCGCCTGGAGCCGGTCGGCCAGGAGTTTTTCGGGAGCCTTGAAACTCATCCCACGCTCCCTGTTGCGGATCTGGTCAGGGTCGCCAACGCCTGCTCCAGGGACAGCCGCAGTTCCCGCTGGAGGATTTCCGCGACTTGGCCTCGCGTCTGGTCAAACGCCGTCTGGAGCGGCGGCCGCCCCGTAGATCCGCCGACCGGCATGGCCGGAATCGAAATAGGCGTGGATGACTTTTTGAAGAATGCCTGCGGCGTGCCGGGGTCGGTCTGCACCCGCTGCCCGCTCTGCCCGCGTGGCATCCGGGGCGTCGGCAGCATCCTGAACTCGCCCAACTTGTTGTAGCTGGACGCGATGTAGCCGCCCTGCCGCTTCACTTCGTGCGTCACGACATCGACGGTCTTGCCCGACTTCATCCGCCGAACGTGACCGAGCCGCGTGTAGGGCTTGTCCGCAGGCTTCATTATCAAGCGGCCTTGCGTGCCGTTCTCTAGCCACCACTGATGAAACGCCCGGTCGGGGCCAGCCCGCACGCTGCCGCCGGCGGCACTGGACGAATCCGCCCGCCCGGCACGGCGATAGCCCACGATGCCGACCGCGACGCCGTCCAAGCCGTACTCGACCACCTTGGATGTGACCGCCCGCTTCAGGTTGCCGGTCGGCCCGACAGGCGAGACTTCCCGCAGCCGCATCTCCACGGGCTGAATCGCCTTCTCAATCGCCGCCGCGAGCAACTTCGTCTTCGCCGGGTTGTCCTGCAGCGTGCGGCCGAGGGCGTCCTGCAACTCGCGGAGCCCTTCCATTCGCGCCGACAGGAAGATGCCAACGGTCGCCATCTATTCCACCCGCTCAGTGCAGAGGGCTTCGTGATGGCTGCGGTTGCCATGCTCCAAGAGCGACGCGATTTCCAGCACGCGACCGCGCCACAGAATCCGCATCGTGCTGGTCATGTCCGTGACGTACCGCATCCGCACGCGATGCGATACCTCGGTCTGCTGCTGCCCCTGGAGCAACACCTCGCGACTCGATAGGCCGTCAACGCTGGCCCATCGCTCCGCGAACGGCTCCCACGTCTGCACGGTCTCGCCGATGGCGTTCCGCCGCTCGGTCGCTTTCTGAATCGTCACGCGTTCGCGGAGTCGGCCGAAGTCAATCATGTGCCGTACAACACCAGGGTGTAGGAAGCGGTGCCCGAAGTGAACTCCGTCTCGATGCGAATCATGTGGCCGCTGGCATCCCAATCCGAGACGCCGCAGTTACCGAACGACCGAACAACCTCATTCGGCAAGGTCTGGTCGAACACCACGCAATCGCGGCTGCTCTGGAACGCCACGCGGGACACGTTAGTGAAGGACACCACGCCGCCCGCCGCGTCGCGGAACTGCGGCAGCATCGGGTTCGTCTGCACCGTGACGCCAGCCGTGCCGACCGTGCCCGACACCACCGCCACCTTGCCCTCGGTGTATTCGGTGGCGTCCTGCAGGGCGATGCTCTTGAGCGACTTCACAGCCGCCGACGCGTCATCGTCGGCAAACTGCACATCGACCGCGATGCGACCTCGGATGCTCACTGGTAGCTCCCCCACTTCGCGGAATCGAGCAAGGCTTTGACGCCAAACGGAATCTCCGAGAGGTTCACGGCGTCAGCCGCCATCCGCCGCTCATACCACATGCCCACGAGCCACAGAATCGCGTTCTTGATTCGCTGCTCAACGTCAGCCCCGCTCGCACCCTTGCCGCCCCACCACGTCACGCTGACGGCGTTGTAGTCGAGCAGATGGCTCGGCCAGGAGCCGTTGTAGAGCGTGCGAATCACGCCCGGCGTCGAATCGCGGTCCACGCGGTACTGGCTCGTCGCCAGCGTCGCCGTGGTCTGATTCTCCATCGTGTAGGTGATGGTCACAGCCGTTGCCGTCCCGCTGCTTGCCATCGGCGGGCGTGGCAACTCAATCTCGCGGGGGAACTGGTCGTACGTCACCCGGTACTGGGTATGGACGAAAGTCTCGTCACAGTACGCCTCGCACCACTCACGCGCGGCAGTGACCAGCGAAGACAAATACGCATCGTCGGTGGACGTATCGACGCGGCAGTGGGCTTTCGCCTCCGCGAGCGTGACCGGCTCAACCGTCGGCGGCGTCAGGGTTTTCAGGCTGCGGAACCGCACGCGGTCGCCCTCGCTTCTTGGGTGTCAGGTCGGCACGCTCGGCGTCGTGTTCCACGCTCGCCGTTTCCACGAGGAGGTCCATCTGCTGCTCACGCTCGGCCAAGCCGTCGCGGATGAGCCGATGGGCCGTCTCGTCTTCGCAATCGACCACCGCCCCGATGCGATAGGTCGAGTAATTCTTCGTCAGTCTTATTTTCATGATTGGGGCACACTCCATGCAGTCTTGGGCTTACCGTTCGCCGTGTAATCCGACACGTACTGGAATACGGGCTTTTGCAGATCCTTGCCCGGCCAGACTGAGACCCATTCGCCGTGGCCGATACTGACGCGGGGCGAGACGTAGACGCGGTTCCCAGCCTTGCGGAACTGCTTCCAGAACCAAATGTCGGCGTCGGTTCGCCCGTCGCCGTACTCGCCCTTGTCATTGGGCTGGTCTTGGAACCAGGGTTTCGGCGTTCGCTTCAGAGCCTTCGTGCTGATGAGTGTGCAGCCGAAGTGAGCACTGTCCACCTCCTGCACGGGCTCGGCGAACCACGACATCGGCAGGTCAGTCGGGCCGCTGGGCGGATTGTCGAGCGTGCCCTTGAGCGTGAACATCGGGCGGCCGTCCTCCCGCTTCACCTGCAGCGGGGCCATGGCGTCGCACTGAAACGCCATCGCCATGGCGACCAGTTCCTCGACCGTCTTGCGGTCCCAGAACGAGTCCATGTCGGTGCAGAGCAGGTATTCGGTGGAGTCGGCGAATTGCTCCATGCACCGCTGCAACACCTGCCCCCAGAGGGCACCCTGCCCGAGCGTCGGGCGGATGCCGAGAGGCATCAGGGCTTGTGCCCATCCGAAGACGTTGCTCAGTGGGCCGAAGCGCGGCCCGCTCATAATGCACTCGATGCGAACGTCTACATCCGTGCCGCCGACTTTGACAATCATGCCTGCCTCACGAAAACAGAAATGGCGGGCGCGACGTTGTGCCGCACCCGCCATCTACTGTGTTCAGGCTGTCAAGCAATCAGCCGGAGTACGCAGCCAGCACGCCCTTGACCGAAGCCGAAGACGGGCCAACCTCACCCTTCGACAGCCGGGCAACGATGGTCGTCGCCAGGGCGGTCGCCGGGGTCGCGTCAACCTTCACGTACCGACCCTTGCCCCGCAGGTCGATGTCCATGCGGACAACCGAGGGCTGCGAAGTCACGGCAACCGACGCCGCCGGAACCGCGACCGTGTAGATCGAGGCACCGGCCGTGGTCGTGTCGCCACCCGACAGCGTCAGCACGCTGAGAATCGACGCCGCCGTGTTGGCGGCAGTCGAACTCTTATCGACGATAACGTCGATGCTGGCGTAGTCGTAACCCAGCCGGTCAATCGTCAGGGTCGCGGTGGCCGCCGCCGAAGTCACGGTCGTACCGACAACCGTCCGAGAGTTCTCAAGAAAGTTCATACCAGATCTCCTAGAGTGTCAGGGTTCAGGCGGCAAACCGGAGGGCAACGACAGGACCAGCCTTGCTCGTGTCGCCAAGGTCATTGGCAACCATCGCCACGCGAGTCGTAGCGAACGTCAGCATCTGGTCGAACTCGATAAACCGGCTGGAATCGGTCTTGATGCTCACCTCGCGGCGGACACCGTAGGTCGCAGCCTGGGCGAGGTCGCCGAACAGGCACGCCACCTGCGAATTGGTGCCGGTCAGCCGATTCTCAAGCGGCTGCGTGATGACAACCGGGAAGCCGAGGAACGAGAGGTTCGCACCACCCGCCACGTCGGCCTGGTTGTTGCCCGAAGCCGCCATCATCAGCCGCAGCATCGACGCACCGTAGCCAGCCGGCGAGATGTACCACTTGGCATTCCCGCGAGCCCGAGCGTAGACCGGGAGGCGAGCGACCGTGTTGGTGAAGTCGGCCAACTCCAGACCGGCGAAGGTCTGGTTGCCGGTCTTTGCACCCACCACGCCAGCCGTGTGCGTGCCGTCGATGATGGCGACCGCAACGCCCGTGGTGCCATGGTAGGTCGCCCCGGTGCCGGTCCCGATGAAGCCCGAATTATCGAAGGCTTCGGCAAACGCCTGGGCCACCTCGACCGCCATGAGGTCGGCGAGATCGACCACGGAGTCTTCGAACAGCGACATCGGAATCCGATTGTCGATGCCCCAGAGCTTCGCCGTGAGTTGGATGTTGTCCAGCGTCACGTCGGAGGTCGTGGGAGCCGCGTTCTCACCGATGGGGCGGGCCGAGAGGCCGCCCGTCCGGCGGGCAATCAGCATCTCGCCGGTCGGCATCGTGACGTTGCGGGCGTTCGCGGGGAACACGCCGAACTCTTCGACAAGCCGGATGACCTCGGCCGACAGTTCGGGGCTGGTCAGCACGCCGCCGAGCGAGTTGATGCCGCTCGCCTGGGCACGAACTTCGACGTTGTGGTCGTGGCACCACCGCCGCGCCTCGGCATCGCCGGTCAGCGTGGCCTTGATGGCCATGCCCGCACGGTACGCCCGCTCCTCGCACTTGAAACCGCGAAGGGGCCGGTGATTCTTCGGCACGGCAAACACCTTGGAACGGCTCTCCACGGCGGGGGTCTCCTCGGGGGTCTCGGTCTTCTCGACGCGCTTGGCCGGGGCACCACGCTCCAGCACGGCGCGGAGTTCCAACTCCTTCGCCTGCACGCGCTGCAGGAACTCGATTCGCTCGCGGAGCTTGTCGGCACGCTGCTCAAGGCTGCGAAGCGACGCCTCCTGCTCCTCGTTCATGGGCTCGGCGGGAGCCTCACCCTCGGGGGCGTCCTCGGTCATCGCCTCCATCTCGGCGACAACGGAAGCCAGTTCGTCGAGCAGTGCCTTGATCTTGTCCACGAGGTTTCGCTCCTAGTTCGGGTGCGGCGACCACTGCCGCCGATACCCCGAAACTAAAAAGCGAACCCCCGACCCATGCAGTTATGCAGGGGCGACAGTAAAAGACTTCACGCGGCGAATCTCACCGCTATGCACGACTTGCTTGTCCGTGCAGCCGCAACGCGGGCACCGCAGATAGCGGGTCTGGTACTCGCCGCACCGCTGCGACGATGCCACCGCAAGGCGACCCTCGCGGCACTTCGGGCACGAATCGCCACTAGCGGCCATGCTGCGCCAGATACTCGCGGAGTTTCAGAGTCTTTGCCAGTGCCGTCGCACGCCGCACGTTCTCGGCGTCTCGCTGCTGGCGGAACGCATCGAACGACCGCTTCGCCACGGTCACGTCCGCATCGGGATACGCCGGGAACGTCACCGGTCCCACGTCGATGAGGCTGTCGATCTTCGTCACGGTGCGGATGCTGCGGCCGTCTTCCACGCTCCACGACTCACCGCCGGGGGCAATCTGGAACGAGAACGACGAACCCCGCACGATGCCAGCCTCGATGTTCGCCGCCAGGTCGCGCCCGTAGGACGTGTCGGGCACCGGGAACTCATACCGCAGCCCGATTTCGTCCACGTTCATTCGCAGCGTGCCGGGATAGCGGGCGAGCGGGAAGTTGGCGTCGTGGTTCCACAACGCTCGCGTCTCCAGCGGCTTCTTGCGGCCACGCCGCTCCGCGACGATGCCGAAGGCACCGGGGTCAATCCGCTCTTGGAAATCGCCGAGGTCGAGGCTGTTGACGCCGAACTTGGCGGCATAGCCGACAACCCATCGGGCCTCGTCCGCGCCGTCCTCGCTGCGGCTCTCGATGCGGAGCAGGGGGAGCGTGCCGGATTCTTCTTCGTAGAGGCTACGGCGTTCGATTGCCATGCTGCGGTTCTCCTCGTCTGCGGCGTTCATCTGTTTAGTCAGCTTGTTGGCCCACGCTTGGCCGGGGTCTCCGCCCCAAAGCTAAAGCGCCCAGGCGATGCGGCCGGCTGATGGAAAGCCGTCCTCGCCTGGGCGGAAGCCCTTTCCTTGCTTGTCCACCTCGTGACGAGCAAAGTAGCTCGCCATGCGTCGGGCGGTGTCGGGGGAGATGTTCGTGCCATTGGAGAGGTCGCGGGCGCGAGCCACGCCTACGGCCGTGCCGCCACGTCCGTGCTCGTCACGCCACGCCAGTCCCTTCGCCGCTTCCTCGCGGACGCCAGCCGGGGGCGTGAAGTCGATGTGGTCATACCGTGCCGCCATCGCTATTTCTGATTCCCATAAACGATGTCTTTGACTTCATCCGCCGTCAGCGTCGCCGTGTGCCCAGTGCTGTCAGTGACACTCACGACCGTGACCCACCCTTTACCTACCTTCTTCGTCGAGGTCTTTCCGACCTTGTAGCCAAGCTGCTTCATCGCCTCGTTTCCTTGGTCGATGGTCAACCGCTTCTTTGACTTCGGGAGTTTCACGTCGTGTTTCTTCGACGGCTGCTTTAGCCCGCCTGGGCCGGAGCCACTTCCCGCACCATCGCCACCCGACGAGCCGCCTCCCGATGAACCACCATCAGACGAACCGCCACCACCACCGCCGCCGCCACCCTTTCCGCAGGTGTTTCCTGAAGAGAATCCGCCGCTGCCGGTGCCGCAGTTGCGGTGCTCGTCACACCCGCAATCCATCGGCGGCTTGACCGTCTGCGGCGAATCGTCCACCCACACGTCCACCTCGACGCCAGCCTCTTTCGCGGCTTCGTCCTTCAGCCGCTCGCCCACGAGCAACACCTGCGAAAACGCATCGGCGTAGTCGCCCAGCGTGTCGGTGACGGTCTGCCGGTTGTCGGCGGTGTCAGGCCGACGGCTGACCATCACGACCGTGTTCCCGTCCGCAACCGCCTTGCGTGCGAACTCGCCCCACAGGGCAGGGTCGGCGGCGAACGTCCGGTCGAAGTCAATTGAGACGGTCATCGCCCGTGACGCCGGGAGCGAACGACCGAACGCCGGGGGCGCGGCCGGTTCCGCAGGCACCGCCGGGGCCGTGTTTTCGGGCACGCCCGCGAGAATCGCGTCAATCTGCGGCTTCGGCATGGCCGGGAAGGCTGCCGCAATCGCAGCAGCGGCACCGGTCCGCGTGAGGACGCCTGTGCTAACAGCCTGCAGGATTGCGAGCAGCCCCGTGATTTGAGCACCATTGAGCGACACGTCCGCCACCTGGGGCTCATCCGGCGTCGCTGCCCCAGCCGCCGCATCGGCAGCCGGCTCCGCTGGCGTCTCGTCAACCGTGACGATTTCCTCGACAGCCGGGGCCATCGCCAACTGCGCCGCCGCGTTCGCCTGCTCAAGCGTTTGGAAGTTCAGCGGCACGACGCGAATGTCACCGCCCTCGACCGGGTTCAGATTTTCCAGCCCTCTTATCTCGTTGACGCTGAACACGCCCAGTTGGGCCATCGAGGTATAGAACGCCGACCGCCCCGCAGCGTCCGCACGCAAGGCACCGCGCACGTCGAACTCCGCGAACGTCTCATCATCGGTGAGCAGGTCGCGGGTGATGGCCGACTCAAACCGCCGCAGCCAGGGCATCAAGCCGTTCTGCACGTAGTCGAGGCTCTGCTGTTCGATATTCGAGAACGACGAACGCGACAGGTCGCCAATGAGGTGAGGCGGCACCCCGTAGATGCGTCCGCAAATCTCTTCGACTTGGAATCGCCGCGTCTCAAGGAACTGGCTCTCTTGGTTGTTGCCGCCGAGCTCATTGACCTTGAGCCCGCCCTGGAGCACCGCCGTGCGGTGAGCCCTGTCGGGGCCGCGATGGGCTCGCTCCCACTGGTTCCGCGTGTTCTCCGCCGCCTCGGGCGATAGCATCTGGTCGGTCGAGAGGATGACGCCGGGGCGAGCACCCGAGCCGAAGAACGTCGCCCCGTGAATCTCCAGGGCACGAGCCAGCCCGATGGCGTCGCCCGCAATCTCGACAGGCACCATCCCGTTCACGCCGTCATCCGAAAGCCACCTCAGGTGCATAACCGCATCCTGCGAGTAGACGGTGCTCGACCCCCGATCCTCGCGGTACGTGTACCGCAGCCGCCCGTTCTCCAGGCGGTCGACCTTCATCCGCGAGGGATGCAGCGGAATCAACTGCCGCGAATCCCCTGCCCCGCGAATCTCGCAGTACGCGTTGCCATGCAGGAGCAGGTGCAGCATGAGCGTTTCACGCCACTCATAGCTCGTCTGCCAATCGTTCGGGGTCGTGTGCAGCACGCGATAGAGCGGCACATCGCGGGCGAGTTCCTTGCCACCACCCGCGAGCCTGCGGTAGAGATGCAGCGGCAGCCCGGCGACCGACGCCGATAGCACCCGCACGCAGGCGAGCACGACCGTCGCACGCAGAGCCGACTCAGCGTCAATCCGCACGCCTGACGGGTTGCGGTTGCCGCCGGCCCAGCCGCCGGATTCGTAGTCCCAGCTACGGGCGTCGCCTTCAGGGAGCCACAGGATGCGGGTGTTTTGGGCAATCATAGGATGAGGATGGAGGGCTCGATTGCCGGCCCTTTCACCTCTTGCGACGCATGGACGCCAAGAGCCATGACAAGGGCAACAATGCCGTCAATGCGTTCGTTGCTCTTCGCCTTACTGGGCTTGATGTTGCCGTTGTGGTCCTGCTGAATCGCCACGTTTCCGGCCTGCCACGCGAGCACCGGATGCCCGCCATGCAGCAGCTTTTCCGAAACGACCAGCGATTCGAGCACCTTCGCGGGCCCGCTCATGGAGCCGTAGCCCTGTCCGTAGCCTAAGACGTTGACCCCGTCCCCTTGCAGTTGATTCGCCAACTGGGTCGCATTCCAGCGGTCGATTCCCACCTGCCGGATGTTGTATTTCTTCGCCAGCGTGTTGATGTCGGCCCGCACTTGGTCGAAGTCGGTCACGTTGCCGGGCGTCAGATGCAAGTGCTCCTGCCGTGCCCAAACGTCATACGGCACCTTGTCCCGCCGCACCCGCTCCCGCATGTTCTCCTCGGGAATCCAGAAATGCGGCTCCACCCAGTACCGCCCATCCTCGAGCGGAAACACCAGCACAAACGCCGTCGTGTCGAACGTGGTCGCCAGGTCGAGACCCGCCCAGCACTCCCGCCCTTGGAGCGTCACCGGGCATGCCTGCCCACCGCGAGCCCAGGCGTCCATACGGAGCCAGCGGGTGTCCTGCTCCGTCCACTGGTTGAGGTAGAGCTGCCGAAAGGTGTTTTCGTAGGCCGGAAGTTCCGTTGCCTTTTGGCACTCTTGCCGCAGGAAATCCACGCTGACCGATACGCCTAGATTCGGGTTGGCAACCGCCCACACCTTTTCGTCCTTCCAATCGGCGTCGACTGGAGCGGCGTATACGGCAGGCAAGAATGTCTCGTCTTTCACGGCCCCGGCCGCAACCGACTCAGCGTACTTCCACACCTCCCAGCACACCGACCGGCGATCAAAGCCCGCCGTCGTTAAGTACGCCATGATTGGCTGAGCCCGCTTGCCCATTGCGGTCGCCATCACGTCGTGAAGCTCGCGGTTCTTTTGGGCGTGCAATTCGTCGAACACCACAACGTGCGGATTCAACCCGTGCTTCGTGAACGCCTCGGCAGACAAAGCCTTGTAGGAACTGTGCGTCGCCGGCCTCACAATCGCGTTTCGGTAGAGCTTCAAGTGCCGACTTAGGAACGGCGACTGCTGCACCATTCCGCTCGCGATTTCCCAGACAAGCCTAGCCTGGTCACGGTCGGCAGCGCACGAATAGTTCTCGCCGCCGGGCTCATTTTCCATGAGCCCCTTCAACGCAATCCCGGCAGCGGTCGTGCTTTTGGCGTTGCCGCGAGGAATCGCAAGCAAGGTAGTCCGATACTGCCGCCGGCCGTCAGCACGAAGCGTCCCATAGAGCGAGTGCAGCCACGACTTTTGCCACGACTGCAACAGCAGCGGCTTTCCACCAAGCGGACCCTTTACGTGGGTCAAATGCTTTTCGAAGAACCGGATGGCAAGGCATCCGGGGCAATCACCCGAGCATGCGTCGGTCTTCTTCGTCTTCTTGCGGGGCATTGTCCACTGCCGAAACGCGAGCCAGTGCCGATGCGGTCAAGCCGAACTGCTCGGCAAACCGCAGCATGTGCAGGCGGGCGTCTTTCTTGCGATACCACGCGGGGTGGTTCATCACCCTACCCTTATCGTCCATGAACGTCGCGCCATGCTCGCGGAGTTCGCGGTCAGCCTTGACCATGTCGGCCAGTGCATCGCAGTAGGCGGCGAGCGTGTGCTGATGCCGCAAACTCATCACGCGGCTCGTCTCCAACATGGGCACGATCCGCTCCCATTCGGCCCGGCCGATTTCGCACAAGTAGTCGGGAGGAGGCGGCACGCCAGGTGGAGCGTCGATGCCGCCACGCGAGTGCGGGCCGCGAACCTGGCTGCCCCGCATCTCAAGGATGGCTTTCGGCGTTGGTTTGCGTCCGGTTGGCATTTTCGCGGGCCTTCTAGGGGGCGTTCGTTTCGGCTTTGTCTACGTGCCCCAGGGCAAACGGTATTCCTCCGCAGCCCGGCCAGAGCCGCACTGGCCCCCCGGGAGGGGGGGCTACCGCAAAGCCAGCCGAAGCTGTCCTATCCTGCGACTGCCTTTCTTGGAGTTGCAGCCGAAGCACGCGGTCTGGCAGTTGTCTGGCGTGTGCGGTCCACCCTTGCTCATGGGAATGATGTGGTCAATGGTCGGAGACTTCATATGTATCTTGCCATCACTCTTGCGATACCTAGCAGCCTCCAGCACAGGAGTCTTGCATAACTGGCAGATGTAGTTATCGCGTTCAAAGACCAGCGTCTTTGGGAACCTCACGTATTCAACGCCATACCGCTTGGCCCTTTGCTTGAAGTGCTTGCCTGCGGTCTTCCTGTACCGCTTTCTTGCAGCACGCTCATTCGCCGCAGCCTTGTCAGCGTTAGCCTGCCGGCACTCATCAGAGCAAAGCCTCTTGCCGCACGGACAGCCACACACCTTACATGGCCGCAGCGACTCGGTCGCCTTTCGGTACATGCGATTGAGACTTCGCATGAATGACTGGAAGCTGGTCAGGATCTCTCGCACAGGCTTGCGTGATGGGGCCGACGCCCACAATCCGCCACGGTGCCACACAGACTCGAGCTGATTCGTGCGATCCCATGGTTGACTGCCATCCTTGCGGGCTTCTGCGAAACACTCATTTCCGCAGAACTTGCTCTGGTCCTTTTTGAGTTTCTTGCCGCATCTCACGCATTCACGGGCCGGCCGCTTGTTCTGCGGCTTGACGTTCCGCTGTCCTGTGGCAATTTCCGCCTTGCGCTTTGCAAGATACTCAGACCGAGCAAGTGGCTTGCATGTCGCACAGTGCCGCGATAGCAGAATCGCGTTCCCACCAACGGCATCGAACTGCTGCCCGCATCGTTCGCACGTCTTGATTTCGCTCGTCGGCAGTCGCCCTTGCTTTCGAGCCTTGCACCGCTGTTGCTTGCAGCACTCTGGGCAGGAAACCATGTCCTTGCCCTTTCTTGTGGTCCATCCTGAACCGCATCGCAGGCACGCCATTGCCACCTCCTTCGGGTGGCACAGTGTACCAAAGTTCAGGCCCTTCCGCGACCGCTTTCCCTTGCCGTTTTGGTGTTGTGGCACGCCTGGCAAAGACACTGCCCGCCTTCAACGTCATACCGGCTTCGTCCATCCTGGCACCTATCGGTGCCATGCACGACCGGGCTCACATGGTCCGCGTGGGCTTGCCCCTTGTCGCTGCACACTGTGCCGCACGCTCTGCACTGCCACGCGTCGCGGGTCAGCACCGCGAGCCGCCACGCGGTATGTCGCTTGTCGGTGTATCCACGCTGGTACGCATTCGGTCGATGCTCCACACTCGCGGAGCGTAGACGCGGCGGTCGATGCGTGGGGATTCGCGTGGGCACAGGGTCACGACTTGAACGACACGACGCTCACGGTGCCTGTCGAGTTCGTCGTCCCGCTCACGATGCGGATGAATGGCACGCCGAAGAGCGCATCGGGCAGAGCGTAGATGCGTCCGTCCGTGGTGCTGGGGACGAGCGTGATGTCGGCTGCGGAGCCGCTGGCGTCATAGATGCGGCGATACGGTCCAGCCTCGTCGATGGCTCCCCAGCATTGGAGCGAGACGGATGCCGTGCTCATGGTGCCGCATGAGATAACGCCGCCGGCCATGTCATCGGCTCGCAGCGTGGTGGCAGCGGCGGTTGCCGTGCCGAGCGTGATGCTGAACTGCCGGGTCCGTCGCTTGATTTCTGCTTCGTTCATTCTCGTCTCCTTGCCCCTAGCCTACGGTGTCGCGGGGCGGTACGGGCAGTTCAGGGCAGTTGCGGCTGCACTGCCGCCTGATACGTCGCCGCGTCGATTTCCTCAACAACACCGCTCGCGAGCAGTTGCGGCAGCATGGCAGCAGCGGCTTCGTACTGGCAGAACTCATCGTTCACGGCCAGCACAATCCGCCCTTGTGCGTCACGAGGAGCGACGCTTGCAGGGTCAACACAGGTTACGGTCTTAGTGGCTGAGTTCGGGTGTCCCCACGCAGCGTCCAGCGTCAGCCGTGCTTGCTCGTAGACTTCGTCGCTGGAACTCCGAAAATATCTCATAACGCGACGCCAGTGAGACGCGAGAGGTATCGCTCCACTGCCTGGATTTGCAGCACAGTCAACGCTTGACTGTAGACCAGGCACTGGGACCAAACGCCAGAAAAGCCAGAGGTCGTGATTTGCCCAATACCAAAGGTGGAACTAGAGGCTGAAAAGGTCTGGCTGGCGTTCGCCTTAGACGCTAACTCGATGCCGTTCCTCCGAACAAACATAGATGCGCCATTGCGTTGCAAAACGTAAATCCCGGTGGCACGCTGTGCCGTGCTAATTGAAAACGCCAATCTTCCGCCACCAGTCCCAGCAACGTCCCAATATGCGTTCGTGGCGTTGTTGTCGAATGGCAAAGACGCAGAAAGTCGCCCGTTGGCAACAGGGTCGCACCCAATCGTCAAACCGGCATTGGGCGACGTAGAACTGGCAACAATGACGAGCGTAAGAGCTGGAGATGTGCTGCCGTTCAAAACCAAATTGGACGGCGTCGCCGCAGACATCAACGTATCAGTGCCGTCATGTGTCAATCCTGGGCGCGAGTCGACAGCCGTCGCGCTGTATGCCGGCTGATTGTTGGCTGTGCTTTGAGTGGCGTGAAAGCCGTTGCCGCTTAGGTCGTTAATCTGCGAGACAGTGCTTCCGTTAAACGTCATCGACGCTGTATTGGCAACGTCGTACCAGATCTTCAGGCCCGGAACCGTCCGCGGGTCAAACTGCTTCGCACGAAATGCCAGACGCTGCCAACGGCTCACAAGATCCTCCACCGAGAGATTGCGGATGAGTAGGTGAGGACGGCGGAGCCGCCGTCGGCCGCGAGAATGTAGTCGCCGCCGGTCGTGTTGCGGAACCTGTTGGCGGCCGTGCTCGAGGCGCTCTCATGTTTGAGCGTGATCGCCGAGCCGCCGCTGGCGTTCGTGTTGATCAGGAGCCGGAGCGCACCATCGACGCTCGGGGCGACCAGGCCGGTGATGTCGATCGCCGTCGAGCTCGTCAGCCGCAGGATGTCGCACACCCCTGGGGCGTAGTCGTTCTGGCTGGTCGACAGGCTCCCGGGCGTGACGATCACGGGGTTGATCGCGTCCGCGCCTCCCGTCTGGTGGGTCGAGGCGTGGGTCCCGAGCCGGGCCGCGGCCACGGTCCCCGAGGTGATGTCGTTCCCGGAGTGGGTGTGAGCCAGGTCGCGGATCGCCCCGAGTGTGATCTTCTCGGTCGTC